AACAAATGAGCATAAGTGAAGAAGATGTTAAAAAAAGAGTAGGATTTACTATTCGTAATTATTCTAAATGGTTAAATAATAGTGATATGACAGGTCTGGTTTTATATGCTGATTTTGGTGCAGCTGGATCGCAACCTGTAATAAATGCTGATGGTCAAAGAATAGAATTTTATTTTACAAAATTACCTAATCAAGACCCTACAATTAAAGATACAGTTTCTGTGTATCCTGTAACTGGTGATGAATTACCACTTATACCAGATCTACCTTCTGATGATTATTTTCAATATAATGAATTTTTAATTGATGAAACTATTAATAATGCAAAAAAACAAAATTAAAAAATGATTAATCTTGGGTTAGGCACATTTAAAAAATCAAAAGAAGAAATAGGTTCTTTATATAATCAAAGTAGAACTAGTTTTTTAGATGCTGCTCATGCTAATTTTATGAACACATGGAATTTAAATCCATTTGCTTCTACATTAAGAGCATACGATCAAACAAAAGCCTATCAATCTAGTAATATTTATTTAAATAAAGATGAACTAAATAAACAATATGCTGGACTAGGTTTAAATTTTACAGAAGATACAAGGGAAGGTGTTGTTGATTATATAGTTGAAAGAAAAAAATTAGAAAATTCAAGAGCAAGTATTATAGCTAGAGGACCAGACAGTAAAATGGCAAAAGGTTTTTTCTTTTTAGAATCTCTTGGCACAAGTTTTTTAGATCCTATAAATATTGGTGCATCTTTTGTACCTATTGTTGGTCAAGCTAAATTTGCTTCTATGGTTGCTCGTTCTGGTAAAAATATAGCTAGAATGAAAAAAGGTGCTGTCGAAGGTGTAATTGGTAATATAGCTGTTGAGCCTATTGTTTATGGTGTAGCAAAATCAGAACAAGCTGATTATACCGCTTATAATGCTATTGCTAATATAGCAGTTGGTGGTTTAATTGGTACTGCAGCTCATGTTGGTTTTGGCAGACTAGGAGATTATATTGCAGAAGTAAGAGGTAAGCCAAATATTTATCAAAGGTTAGCGGCAATTTCTCCAGAAAATCAAAGACAATTATTGGATTATTCTGTTGGTAGAGTTTTAAAAGGAGAACCAGTAGATACTGGAAACCTTGTATCTGAAAAAACAAGAGTAGGAGATGCACAATTAAATAAATTAGACGATCAAATTAAAGAATTTAATACCTTGTATAACAATTCAATAAAAAATGGAGACAGATCATCAGCTAAAATTTATTTAAAAAATATTAGAAATTTGCAAAAAACACAAAGAGATATAGTTGAAGCTAAAAGAGCAGAAAATGACAGAATAAAAATACAAGAACAATCTAACATGAACAACCGAAATTTAAAACCATTAACAGAAGAACAAAAAATAATTAAAGATAAAAATCAATCAGAGTTAGAGTTAGAAGCAGAAAATATGCAACAAAGAACTATATTACATCAAAAGCAATTAAATATTAAAGATGAAGATTTAATTGAACCCATGATTCAAGAAAGAAATGCAATAAAAGAAATTGATGATTCTATAAAAAATAAAACTAAAATTAGACAAGCTATAGAAGCTGGAACTAATTGCACAAAAAGGAATAGTTAATGGCAACTATAAAATCATTATCCAAATGTTTTCAAGAAGTTAAAAGATTAACTGGTAATTTATTATCTGATGAAAAAATTAATTTATTATTAGATGAAGCTAAAATAAAAATTAATGAAAATAAATTTCAAGGAGCAGAAGTTAAATCAGAAAAAATTTTAGCACAAGAAATCATAGATAAATTTGAATACGATCAAGTTTTAAAAAAAAGAAATTTAGCAGAAAGCAATATGAAAGCATTAGAAAGATATGAAAAAATAATAGATGCTGTAGATACATCTAATGGAAAAATTAATCCTATAGAAGCAGTTCGTGGATATTTAGTTGGTATGCAAAAATTTTCTAAAATTACCAGAGATTCTATTGGTTTAAAACAAGCTACTTTGGAAAACGATGAAATTAGAAAACTTGTTAATGCTATTAGAAGTTTAGGAAAAGATGCTTGGAATGATTTTAGCGAAGGTAGAATTGATTTAGAAATTATGAGAGAAATGATTGGTGAGCCTACAGGCGTAAAAGGTGCTAAAGATATTGCTAGAATTTTAAAACAATCTCAAAATAGTTGGAGATTAAGATTGAATGATTTGGGAGCAAACATAGGAGAGTTAGATGATTGGATAACTAGAACAACACATAATACAGAAAAAATGGCAGCTGCTAGTAAAGGTTCAAGATTGCTTGATGATAATAGATTAGCTTGGGTAGAGTACATACAAACAAAATTAAATTTAAAAAGAACTTTTCCAGATGTTAATGATCCAATAGAAATTAATAAAATTTTAAGCAGTATTTATGATAGTTTAATGACAGGAGATCATTTAAAATATGGTGGTACAAATAGTATTTATGGAACAAAAAATGTAACTAATCGTTTAAACTCTTCAAGAGTTTTACATTTTAAAGATTTACAAGCTAGACAAGAATACAATATTAAATTTGGAGAACCCTCTTTACAAACAAGTGTTTTCAATGTTTTAACAAGTAGTGCAAAAAATATTGTTATGATGCAAGAATTAGGAACAAATCCTCAAGATACATTTAATAAAATTTTAGCTTTATTAAAAAAAAAATATAAAAGTTCAGATTATGAAATTGTTAGAGATTTAAATTTTGAAAATTTTAAAGGATCTTTTGCAGAAATTGATGGAAGTGCAAATATTGCTGGTAGTCAAATTTTAGCAAAAATAGGTGAAGTAGTAAGAAGTACAGGAGACATGGCTAGATTGGGTGGAACTGTAATAACATCTTTTGCAGATTTAGGACCATATATGACCACTACTAATTTTCAAGGAAGAGGATTATTAACTGGTTTATTTGAAGCAATAAATGGATTACTTGGTGGAAATAATAAAGCTGCTATGGAAGCATTAGAAGTTATTAGTAATTCTGTTGTAGTTTCAAATAGAGGAAATGTATATGCAGATGGTGCTGATGGAACTGGTGCAATAAATAATTTAAGAAATAAATTTTTTAAATGGAATGGATTAAATGGATGGGTTGCAAGTTTAAAAAGTTCTATGGCACTTGGTGTATCAAAATTTTATGGATCATTAAGTGAAACTAAATTTTTAGATTTAGAAAAAAGAGAAAGAAATTTTTTAACACTTTATGGAATAGACGAAGGCAAATGGAATATGTTGCGTTCTATAAAAACTTTAGCAGTTGATAACAAAAGATATTTAACAGCAGAAGCTGTAGATGATATATCTGATGATGTTATTAATAAATATTTAGGTAGAAAATTAAGTGCAAGAGAAATTAGAAATTTTAAAAAAGATTTACAATTAACTTGGAAAAATGTTTTAAACGATCAAGGCACACATGGAACACCAGAACCAGATACACAAATTAGATCAATAACAAGAATGGGTACAGTTAGAGGAACTGCTATGGGTGAAGTTAATAGATTTGTAATGCAATATAAAAATTTTGCAGTTTCTTTATATAAAAAAATTTTACGAAGAGAAATGGATTCTTATGGACCAGACGAAAGTAAATTGATAGGTGCTAGTATGTTAGCTTCTACATTAATGTTAGGAACTATTTTTGGTTATATTGTTTTATCTGTTAAAGATATGTTGTCTGGTAGATCGCCAAGAGATCCTAAAAAATCATCAGTTATAATGCAAGCATTTGTACAAGGTGGTGGTGCTGGTATTTATGGAGACTTTTTAATGAGTGAAATTCAAAATCAATATGGTAATGGAGTTCTTGAAACTGCTGCTGGACCAACTGCAGGAGATATTAAAAAACTTATAGATGTAGTAAGAAATATGAATGAGCCAAAAAAAGCAGGTAAAAAGTTTTTACAATTAGCAGAAGGTCATACGCCATTTATAAACTTATATTACACTAAAGCAGCTTATGATTACCTTATTGGTTATCAAATTAAAGAATATTTAGACCCTGGATTCTTTAACAGAATGAAAAAAAGAAATGAAGAAAACAGAGGTCAAACTTATTATTTTAAACCATAGACAAAGGATAGATAATTTAATATAGAGAGAGTAACATGACAGTATCTTCAACTACAGTAAAAAATTCCTACTCTGGTAATGGGAGTACAACCCAATTTGCTTATGGTTTTAAAATATTTGCGGACTCAGATTTAATTGTAATTATTAGATCATCAACAGGA